TCCTAATTAATTCTATAATCCATCTAGGTTGATGATAGTCTCCTATCATAGCCACGGGGCTACTCCTTCAGCCCCCAGCCAAACTCGATGACTTGTACGGGGATCATCACCGGTCTCCGTTCAGGTCTTCTTGATACTCGAATATGTTGAAAAGATGAATTATCCCTCTCAGTGATTTACGAAGTTTATATAGTGCTGGCAGGAACAGCTTTAGTCGATCCAGGGCGTATTCTTCGTCTTGCATGGTCTTGGCTAGGATTTGGGTCTGAATAATATGGCCACTTTCAGCCTCGATAGTGATGACAATTTGGGGCATGATAACACCTCGTCTACTTATATATGCAACCAGCACCCCCAAAAGTGGCCATGAAAGTAAAATAAATCGGATATTTCTTCAATTATGAGCAATTTCGACGACATTTTCCAGATGATCCTCAAACATGAGGGAACCGAGTTCACCGATTACTCGACTGATAAAGGTGGAGCTACTCGATTCGGAGTAACACTGGCTACCCTGCAACGGTTCCAACCTTCGGCTAGACGAATGGATATTGAGGACATGACCGAGGACGAAGCTCGGGAAGTGTATATCAGGTTATGGGATGAAGCCAGGGTCGGTAGTTTGAACCTGGGTGTAAAGGCCGGCAAGTTTTACTTTGATATGTATGTTAATGGTGGTGGTCGTATGGGTGGGATGTGTTTACAGGCAGCTATCAATCACAAGCTGAGCCCGAACGATCACACTCAATGGGTCGATGTCGATGGAATGCCAGGCAATGGAACTCGCGAAGCTCTCAATCGAGTGGGTCCAATATCACGGTTCGACCTATCGATACAAAGATCTGGCTTCAATTGGAATAATGTATTCAAAGGTAGTCACTTCGGGTTCAAGCAGAAGAATGGTGACAATAACCGCTTAGACCAGAATATGTATATTGTGGGTTGGGAAAGACGAACCCATGATTTAGACGAACAGGGTCGGACCCCTGTTGCCTGGTATACCACAGCCGAACTAGAACGAGAGTTAGCTAGTAGATTAGGAACCATATAAATCACACGGGTGCGTTAATTCGTGGGTGTGAGGAGTAAATTAGATTATGCAACTATCGAGAACAGAAGCAGTTAGAGCGGCCCTGGCGGCCGGTAATGGGGTTACAGGTCAACTCACGGCGGGGGTTAGCGCATTACCTCTTGCATCGGGAAGTGTAGCTATAGCCAATCATGGTATTGCAGTCAAAGCTTTGACGGCTAATACGGATTCTGTTTGGGTTGGTATAGGTTCTGCCACTACTGGAACAGGAACGGAACTAAATCCAGGTGAAGGCGTGACCATCAACATCGACAGTCTGACCAAGGTTTATGTTATCAGTGATACAGCAGCCCAGAAAGTCAGTTACATCCTGACATAGGAGGACACAATGAAATTTCATGATTTTAGTCCTTTTTATAGATCAGGCGAAGGTATTCGATCCAAGGTAAGTGGCGATAGATTGATCGATAACCCGGCTGTGGCTGATGCACAGGGTGGCAGTGGGGCTAGTTTTAACTTTGATGGTGATGGTGATCATGTTGAAGTCTCTGACGATGCTGATATTGATGTCGGTACAGCCGATTTCTCTATCGAGATGTGGGTTAAGCCTGAGAATATCACCCAGACAGGCAAGTATTTAATAAACAAGGAAGCTGGTGGTATCGGTTACGGGTTGAGGATTGATACCGATGACCTGTACTTGCGATTGGATGATAATACCACTGATATTTCGGCCACTATAGCCTCCAATGTTTTTGTGGCTGGTAGTTGGACGCATCTGTTAGTCACCTGCAACCGTGACGGCGATGCGACCGCTTATGCTGATGGTGTTAGCCAGGGTACAGTTACTATTTCGACCGCTTCAGCCACGCTGGATAACTCTGGTGCTTTGCGGATCGGCACGGAGACTAGCGGCACTACCAACGAGTTCGCTGGTTCCGTATCCCAAGCACGTCTTCACAACCGAGCCTTATCAGCAGCCGAAGTACGAGCGGCCTATAATGGGCAGGCTGTGCCGTATGAGTATGTGGGTGGTAAGCAGGATGAGCAAACCTCTGGTACGCTGACGATAGGTAAGAGTTATCGCCTCAAAGACTGGATTACTAGCGACGATTTCACCAATGTCGGTGCGGCTTCCAATGCTGACGGTGTTGAGTTCACTGCTACAGGTACAACACCAACTACATGGTCGAACTCTAGTAAGGTAGTACAAATAGGCTGTGTAGCAGAATATCTGCCCAGCGGTATCAATGCGACCCAGTGGGTAGATACGTCAGGGAATAACTTACACGGCACGACATCCACAGCCACAGCGGTCAATCACGAAGTGGGTGCGATTACAGCCACAGGTGTGGTTGAGGTTAATAACGGGATCAAGTTCCCTGCTACAGCGGTGGCTAGTGCGGATGCTAATACTCTGGACGATTATGAGGAAGGGTTGCATACGGTTGTTGCCACTATGTCAGGGTCAGGGACGGTTACTATCGGTACGGCTTATGATGATGTGTCGTATACCAAGATCGGTAGGCGAGTTTTTGTCAATGGCAGCCTCTCGGTTTTAAGTGTTTCATCCCCTGTTGGCACATTAGAGCTTACGTTGCCATTTCAAGCGGCTGCTGGTGCTGGGACTGGGTATGATGTCAGGTCTGGTACTGGCATTGGAACGTCTAGTGTTGATTTCAATGCGGGGACGGCCCCTATGATTTATGTTTCCAACGGTGCAACGAAGGCTGAAATCCGTGTGAGTGGCGATAATATTGGCTTGGATGGTGTAGTCCCCGCTGCCAGTGATGTGTATTACCTAAACTTTAGCTATCTGGTCTAAGGAGCGTAAATTATGGCAACAACAATAACTGAAATAGAACAAATCGATGCAATCGAGTGCCTTGAAAGCGGTGCTATTCAGGTCAAGAAAGGCACCTATTATGAAAAGACCGTCAGTGGCGAGACTGGACTAGACGAGGACGGTAACGAGGTGGAGATCCCAGCGGTTACTACCAAGAGTCATGTCGGAAACTGGCGTGGTGTGATTGGTCTACGTGATGAGGCCAGGGCTGCTGAACTGCTGGGTGATAGCGCAGGTGTGGCTACCGCTCATTGGGCAACTTTCCCAGTACCGCTAGAGAAACCTACCGAGGATAACACAATGGATGAGATTAAAGCCTATCTGGATCAGGAGAGTATTAGCTACAGTAGTGGTAACACTAAATTGGAACTATTAGCTCTAATCCCGGAATAGATGAGACTGTTCGGTAAAAAGAAACCCGATCAACCTAAAGTGAGTCGGGAACTAACCAAACCTCACGTCAACGAGGATGCTGATCTGGTCAAACGTGAGAAACAACAGATTCGAGCTTTCAGTCAGAAGAAATTCTGGTTAAAAACTCAGAAGTTCGGTTGGTAAATATGGCATTTTGGGATCAGTTGGAAGGTGAGACAGCTACAGCTTTTCGAGCCTTCTGTGCCTATCGAGACATGGGATTGGATCGGACCCAACGACAAGCCTGGGAAATGTTACAACGGGCGGATGGTAAACAGACCAAATCGATGAACCCACGCTGGAAAGAGTGGCGGAAACATTATCGATGGGATGATAGGTCCGAAGCTTTCGACGCTTATCAGGATAGTATCTTTCAGAAACGATTGATCGATACTAACATGAAATCTCGACAGAAAATGATCCGCAGTGCTCAGAACCTGCAGGAGTTCGCCGTTCAGGTTATCCATAAATCCGACATCGAGGAGATGGATAGTGATGAAGCCCGTAAACACCTCAAGACAGCGGTAACAGCTTTGAAAGATGGCATCCAGTTAGAGATGTCATTACTAGGAATTAAGACAGAACCTGGGTTCACACCCAGTTCATCTGCTCATAATGGACAACAAATCGATATTAACATCCTTATTGACCAGTTTAGAACCTTCGGAACTCGATTGGCTTCAACAGACCTCCCAAGTGTTGTATCAGAGCAACCCCAAGCTCTTAATATCGGGGTTGACGGAAATGATCAACAGCATGGCCGGGTTGCTGAAGATACACGACAAGTTTCGACAGCTACGACCGCTGGTTCCTAATAATACCCAGTTAAAGATCCTGGAAACGGTCTTTAAGATGGAGTCTGAAGGGAAACCGATACGGATTATTGCTCTTAAAGGTCGACAACAGGGGTCCAGTACCGGCATCGGTGCTTACTGTTTCTTACGGGCTTTATGTGAAGCCAACACTAACGCTCTGATAATCACTGAGGAGAAGGGTGGATCGGCTAAGAATATCTTCCAGATGTACAAGACATTCGCTGACAATCTCCCTGACATGGGCGTAAAGCGTGAGTTTACAAGAGAAAACACCTTTATGAAGTTCGCCACCCCACTCAACAGTCAGATACGGGTTGAGGGTGGAACTATCACCAGCTTTACTTTTCAGGTGGTCCATTTATCAGAAGCCGCTTTCTTTCGTAACCTACGAGAAACTATCAGCATGTTGTATCAGACAGTGCCCGACACTGATAGCGCTATCTTCTTGGAATCTACAGCTAACCGACATGGTGACGATTTCTATCAAGAATGGATCAGAGCTGTTAATGAAAAGTCTGATTTCTATCCTTTGTTTATACCCTGGTTCACCCACGAAGAATATCAACGAGAATTTGATTCTGATCTAACTAAAGAACAACTAGGTAACAGTTTAGGTAACGCCGAGGGTGACGAATATGGCAACGAACAACAGTTGGTCGAAGCCCATCCAGAGTTGACACTGGAGAAAATCAACTGGAGACGGCACGCTATTCGCAACCGATGCGCTGGCTCGATACATGAGTTTGATCGACAGTATCCAGTTAGTTGGGAAGTGGCTTTCAGGACTCAAGTAGCATCGATATTCGATCTCAACCGGATAGGTCAACTGAAAAGTAAAGCCCCAAGAGTTAAGAAGGGTCACTTTAATGAGACACCGCGGGGTGTAGAGTTTCGACCGATGGGTGTAGCTGTCTCCAAAGTTTATCGGTTCCCAGACGAAGCCTACAAATCGGGTTATATTATCGGGGCTGATGTGGCTGAGGGGTTGGATACTGGAGATTACAGTTGTGCTGTGGTAATGAAACGGTTACCGATGGAGGTGGTCTGTGTTATTCGAGCCGGTAAGGGTGAACAACTGTCTCTCGATTATTTCGCTGATCAGATCAAGTGGGCGGCTAAATATTACGATAACGCTTCCATCTGTGTGGAGAGTAATGCTGATGGTAGTGCGGTCAACCTCCTCCTATCGGAACGTGGAGCAGGTAATTTGTTACGTGAACGAGACATCCAGATCAGTGATTCATCTCGATTTGGTTGGCGTAACACCTCATCGACCCGTCGGTTAGGGGTGGCACTGTTGCAGACCTACTTTAATAAGGGTGAGTTCCTGGTCTATGATGACCAGATATTGCAAGAACTGAACAACTTTGTGACCGTCAATGGTAAACCTCAAGCTGTTAAGAAGGGGCAACGGAGAAAACCGGGTGAGGATGATCAGGGTTGGTTTGATGATGGGGTCTTCGCTTGTATCTCAGCTCTGTTAGCTCACGAAGGGTTACCAGCACCCAAACCTAGTAAATGGATCGAGAAAAAAGAACGATTGATAGAAGAACGTAGGTGGGAGGAGGATCGTAAACCGAAATCGGTATGGGATTATGTCTGACAAAATAGAAAGTTTCGAACTGATCAACGACGAAGACGACTTACTCCAATCCATCAAAGCTATGCGGGCTGAAGCTGAAGACGCTATCAGTCAACGAGTGAAAGTAGCTCGGAAATCCTGGTTGTATCTGTTGGGGAGTCAATACCTGATCGAAGAAGGTGAAGCACTGGTCGATGCTGAAGTGCCGAGCTGGAAGTTCAGGTTGACCCGTAACATCGTGGCACCGGTGGTGGATACATTAGCCCCCATTCTATCTCAAGCTCGACCTAAATACTTTATTCGGGCTGATTTCCCTGATATGGAAGCTGTTATCTCAGATAACGATATAGGAATGCCGATCCCGACGGGGATGACTGATAAAGAGTTGGCTGAGAAGTTGGAGACCATCCTGGATGCTACGCATCAACGACGAGGAGAAGGCTTAGAGATCAGTAAACTGCTGATGGATGTGTTGGTCAACGGGACCGGGTTTCGTAAAATCCATTATTGCCCCTATATGCAAGAGATCAAGTTACCTATTATCCCGATGGAAGATGTACTGGTCGACCCGATGGGTACTAGATTGGACTTCCAAGACTCCAAATATGTGATTGTACGGACCTATCTGGACGCGGCTGACATCGAACACCTGTACGGAGTCAAGGAATCCGATTACGCTGAGGGGGCTGATACCGATCAATCGGCTGATCATAGTGTTAAAAGTGGTCGTGGATTCTTGCGACGGGTACGGAACTATTTCAAAGCCCCACGCGGAGAACTTACCACTGAAACCCGATATGAGCGTAACAGGTATCCGGTACTAGAGGTCTATTTCGACGCTGATCACGGGATTTCGGAAGCGTTTGATTATCGTTACGATGAGGAACGCCAACAAGCTAACCGATCCAGAGTGGTGGTCTGTATCAACGAACAGAAGATAGTCTACGATCAACCTAACCCATATTGGCATAACGAGTTCCCTATTATCGGTTATACCTCATCACCGTTACCTCACGTATTCCACGGCCGATCCGAAGTAGAACCACTGTTATCGATACAAGACGGGACCAACATTCTCTATAACACTGTTATCGCTAACGCTTTACTGATGTCCAATTCACAATGGTTAATCGAGGATGGTTCAGTCGATTATGGTGACTTAACTAACCAACCCGGTCTGATTGTACCGGTGGAAGATATAGGTAAAGTGCAGAGAATTCCACCAGCACCCATTCCAGGTGATGTATTGGGATTAGTCAAAGAGTTGGAACAGACAGCTCAGGAACAGGTGGCCGGTGTCAGTCCGGTTTTACAAGGTCAAGCACCCGGCTCCAACGTTTCGGGTAAACTGGTCAGTTTATTGACTGGCAACGCTTACAACCGTCAAGTACCCAAGATCCAGAGTCTGGACGTATCATATCGCCGTCAAGCCAGAGTGGAAGTCAGTCTATTACAACAGTATAAAGAGTTTGATGACCCCAGAGAGACGCGAACTTATGATCAGGGGGAAAACCTGTTATTCAATGAAGCCATGCGAGAACTGTTATATAGCGTGGAAATCGAATCTAAGGCCGATGCGCCTTTGAATATGACCGACCGTATCAATTACGCTTTTGCTATGGTCCAGTCTGGTGTCTTTGATGTTAAAGAATTTATCAGGTACACCGGTGTCGAACTTTCTGAAGAACGGCGAGCTGAGATCTTTGATGTCATGGATCAGGCTCAAGTTCTTCAACAACAATTGGCCAACAACCCAGAGTTAGGACTGTCGGCAGACAATAATCCTGCGCAACCTGGACTGGCCGAACCCAATGTAGCTAATCAGTTAGGAGTATAAGAAGCTATGAACGAGCAGCCCATCGAAACAACTCCCCAAGAGGGAACCACTGTTACCGAGGACTCGTCTGAACCCGTTGACCCGATTGAAGCCGAACTCTCGACCCTACGTGAGAAAATGGATAGCGAAAGATTAACAGCTAAACAGAAGATCACCGAAATGGGTCAGGATCGAGCCGATCTTAAAGCCCAGTTGGAATCCCAACAAGCTGAGATCGATAACTTGAGACGAGGCGGTTACGCGGACAATCAACCCCAAGAAGAAGATGTATATCAACGTGCAGTGCGGGAAATTGCGCACGAAATTGTTGACCTAAAAACTCAACAAGCTCAGCGCGACGAAGCTCAAGCCGTTGATTCCAGAATCACAAAACTGCAACAACAGTTTGGGGTTAGTGTTGAAGACGCTCAGTTAATTCACGATTACAACATCCAAGGCGATTTTGAAAGCGCTTATAAGGTGGCTAATCTGAACTCACAGCGTAATCAGAAAAAACAGAATCAAGCCCAACAACGAGCCTCAGCCGGTGAACCATTACCTCAAGCCAGATCCAATACATCGACACCACCGCAAGTGAGTGAAGGTGATCTCAGGGAGAAGCTGGCGAAGATGAGTCCCACCGAGAGAGCTTCTGCTGTGGCTGTCAACCCGGACCTGTTGCGGTACTGCTAGGCGATAGGGTCAATAATACCCTACGCCATTGGGGGATTTTACAATGGCCGCAGTCGGTGGCGCAACCACTACTATTCTCGAACAAATCGAGATGGCAACTTTGCCATCTCAACAGGGGCTGAACACAGCTCTACTTTCTAAAACCAGCCCGCTTTTACGGGTACTACAAGAGAACGCCAAAGAGGATACTGGTAACTCGATTCGGGCTCAGGTCCGATACAACAGGAATAAACACCAATGGTACTACGGTTCCGAGCAATTAACAGCTTGGAGAACCGATGCGACCACTGACGCTACTGACGATGTTGGTGGTGCCGGTGCGACTACCGGAGCCGGTGGTCAGTTCGCCCAGGTTGAGTATCAATGGAAAAACCTGGCTGTTAATGTTCGTATCACAGAAGATATGTTGGTGGAGAACAGTGCGCTCAACATCAACGACCTTCTTAACATAGAATCTATCGATTCTATACCGGAGAGAGACCGCAAGACAATCTTCAACATCTTCGCGCGTGAGACCGAGTTGATGGCTGATGATATGTCTAATGCTCAAGCCTACGCTTTAGCCAACCAGGAAACTGGTGGGTCTGGTGGTTTGACCAACGGTGGTAACGATCACGATGCAACTGGAGGTATTCACAGTATCTTTAGTGTGTTGGATAGTAACGATCTGGGCGGGTTCTCTCGTACAGATTTGGGGACTTTCCAAGATCAAGCCGGAGCTGAAGACCTGGGCTTGTTATCAGGTTACTTCAACACCCATAACACTTCAGGGTCGGTTCCTGCCAGTCAATTCACTACCAGTAATAAATGGCAATCCAAAACCGTCAACGTAGAAACGGTTGAGGATGCTGGTGGAGCTCAACATAACCTAACTAAAGAACTGTTAGGGTTGGCTCTACACGATTGCGCTCAGGGTGGTATCGATGCGGTAGATTACATTTTCTGTAATCCTCGTATTTATGTAGCCTTGGAAATGTTACTGGAAGGTCAAGTCCAACGTGACGACACCATGTCCAACATTGGGTTCCGTCAGAACATGACCTGGAACTCCTTCGGTACTACCATCATGGCTGACCCGTTCATCCCGACCGGTTCAGTGATTGGTATCAATACCAACCACACCTATTTGGTGAACCATGAAGCGCTAAACTCCCAGTTTAGTGGGTTCAAAACTCATCCAGACCGAGCGGTGATTGAAGGTCAACTCAAGACTAAATCCCAACTAGTTTGTGATGACAGAGCCAAAAACTTCTGGATCTATTTAGGTGCTACTCCTCAAGTGGGTGGTACGTCCGTCTAACCTTTACTGATGAGTGGGGTGTTAATTCGCCTCACTCTCACTATTCTAAAACACAATGGCTTTAACATTAGAAGAACTACGAGACCGGTTAAGATTTAGACTGGGTGACCCTAGTGGTAACTTTATCAGTAAAGAGGTGATCTATTCCGGTGGTTCGGCCACTGATGAAGAAGCCAAGGTGATCAACGATTCAGCTCGAAAACTAACAGCCGATCTGTATCGGAACGGTGTTTCGATGTTGACCGGGCGAAAGAAACTGGCCATCGAACCCAATAAACGAGAATACGCCTTACCAGAAGACCTATTAGGTGTCCAAGAATGTTTCTGGGAGGATTCAACGACCCGCTACGAGATTAAACAACGTCCGTTGCAATCCTTCAGAGACTTGAACAGTACCGACATCCAGCCCAGATATTTCGATGTTTTTGGTCAGACAGCCGAGATAATCAACGCTAGAATCTGTAACAATACAAACGATTCCACCACCGTGGCCACCATCGATGTATCCAGTGCCGGTGATTATCAGGCCAACTTCGATACCGGTAGCGTGGTCACTGGTCGCGATAAGATCTTTAATCTGAGTGACGGTAGCAGTGGGACCATCACCACAACAGCTCTCACATCGATGACAGCTTCAGCCGGCTTAACTGGTGGTAAAACTAACACTTTCAGACCAAACGACCGCATACAAATCGAGAGAGCTGAGAAAACCTTGTCTTTGTTCCATATAAACCCATTGGTATCCGACTCTAGTTACACCACCATTGCCGATGGTGTTACCACTACTTTCGATCCTACTACACCGTACTATCTCTACGGGGCTAAAGTCACACTGTCAGAGGTAGGAACAGAGACTCATCCCTTGAAGGTCTATCTTGATGATGGTGATGATACGGTAGACATAACAGCCATCGATAGCCGCTCTGTCGGTACGCATGAGGTGGTCTTTCCCAATAACAAGATATTGGATACAGACAATACCTATAGGCTGTACGTAGGTGGTGGACACGATACCGATAATATAGTCAGCAGTTACGACATCCTGGGTTTTAATGGAGACGAACGCCTCAACATCTACTATGCTCGATACCCGATGAAGATGGGAACCTCGACCTATAGTGCTACCCGTTTGAGTGATCGGCTGGAACTGCCAGAGATCTGTTTGGAAGCTCTGATCAATCAAGCTGTATCGATGGCTAGTTATAAGGCTGAGGGTGGTATCAACAACGAATCGGCTCAGGCATTAGCTATGTATGAGATGGAAGTTAATAAGCTGGTCCGATTCCAGAGGACGCGTAACATCAGAGGATCACGTCAGGTCAAGAATGTGATGTACTCGGCTTACTAGATGAATGAAATGGCGACCTGTTCCTACTCCAGATCGGTTTCTGAAAGAGTCTGTAACGCAGACCATTACTCTGACTGCGGTGGGGGTTTCTGTTGGCCTTGGCGACCACACTCACAGTATAGAGAATCCGGTTACCGCTACCTTCAACCTACCAAAGTTGTCGGCATTTATCAATCTGACCGACCGTTCCGCGGCTCAAGGGGTGGATGTCAGCCGAGTTATCGGTCTCTACAAGATGGCCTCATCCATCGGCTTAGGCGACCATGCTAGCATTACTGAGAACGACTTATCCTCTACTATCACACTCTACAAGATGGAGAGCTCCATCGGGTTGGGTGATAATGCTGGGGTGGCTGAGACTAATATTACGGACGATGTTGAACTCTACAAGATGGAGTCGTCTATCGGCTTGGGCGATAATACCCAGGTGGACGAAAACAATGTGGCTAGCACCATCACTCTCTATAAAATGGAGGGGTCTGTCGAGTTGGGCGACCATAGCCATGTTTATGAAGATAATGTTACTGGGATTATCACCTTGTATAAGATGGAGTCGTCAGTCAGGTTGGGCGATCACGTCTCGATGGATGAGACCAATTATGCTAACGTTATCACCTTGTATAAGATGGAATCTTCTGTCGGCTTGGGCGATCACAGTGATGTTGATGAAAATAACGTGGTTAGTATCATCACTTTGTATAAGATGGTGTCTTCCGTCGGTCTGGGTGATCACGCTCAATTGGATGAAAACAATGTTGTTAGGACTATCACCCTTTATAAGATGGGAACATCGATCGGGTTGGGCGACCATAGTCAGGTGGATGAAACGGATGTGGCTAACATCACTACCCTGTATAAGATGGAGTCATCGGTCAGCCTGGGCGATCATAGTCAATTAGATGAGAACGATGTTGCCAATACCACAACTCTCTACAAGATGGAATCTTCTGTCGTATTGGGTGACCATTCTTCGGTCGACGAACACAACCAACCTAACGACCGTGTTACTGACGGTGTTTATTTCAAAATTAGTGTTCGTGATAGCGTAGACTCTGAGGAACAAAATAACCCAAGTGACAGAGCCTCTAGTAAAGTCGATTTCTACATCCGGGTTGACGACAGCGTTGCAGCCTATAGCCAGTCCCAAGGGTCAGGGTCTGGGTCTTAGAGGAGAGGCCGTGGTTACAGTTCGTGACCATCGGGGTCGGATTAAAGGACATCAGACCATCAACAACAGCCTGACAGATGAGGTCCGGGTTAATTTGATGAAGAAGATCACAGACGGAGATGCCTACCCTGAGATATTGGTTCCGGTACGAATTGTCTGTTTGTTGAGTAATATGTATTGGACTTCGATGGAGATGGTCGGGACTAATCACTCTACTAGTGGTGTTGTTAATAATCAGGTCACAACTGAGTTCAGTGTCAGTGGTTTAACACCTGGAGGTGTATTTGACGGTTCGGCTTCAATCTCCACTGTTTACCTGTTATCTAATTCGGCCCAAATTGGGACAGCTAGTGGGGATGAGATCGACCCTAATGTGCAGGTTGATGATAACGACACCATTGACGTGACTTATAAGATAATACTAAGCCGCTCCCCGGATGTTAGTGATGATTTAATGGTTCGGCTAGGTAATATTTTACGTGGTGTAGATCAGAATGTGACCATCAGTAGGGCCAGCCTGTATAACGGTGCCACTCACTTACAACAAACCGCCTTTACGTTACAGTGGGGTGGAACCAGTAGCTCAGCTAATATCAGATTTAACACCATCACCAGTTTACCCGATATAGCCACTTTTTATATCTATGAGGGGTCGGGCATAACGACGCAGGTTTATAGTGAAGCTATCACTGTCGATGGGTGGGGTAGCGGTGATAATGTGATCGTACCATTTTCAATTAGTTTGACGGCATAAGGAGATTTTCGATGTCAGGATTATCAGGCCAAGCAGAAATCACGATCACTAAACCGGATGGTCGACAGATTAAGCAGGTGATTAAGAATAATATAGTGGATGATGTTTATGATGAGTTGAGGGGTCAGATCGTTAGTAGTGGCGATGATTATGCCAGTGAGGGGTTGATCCCGACTCGGATCAAGATTACGCTCAGTAGCGGGGGTGTATATCTAGCTCCGTCTTCCAATGTTAGCGAGGGTGGTATCAGCCTGGGGACAAATGTTTATGCTGAGTATTCCATACAAACTGCTCCGACGGGGGCGGCTTTTACTGGCACCATAGACGGTTACGTTTCGCGTGTTGACCTGATGGCGGAGAACGGGAGCACAATAGTGGCGACGGCGGACACGGCGAACAACACTTTTACTCCCACCAGTACCGGTATCGCCACTGATGATGTAATCGATGATAATGACACTGTATCCTGTACCTATCGAATCCAGTTTCAGGGTTACGCCGACAGTAGTCAAGAGTATGTGCATCGACTGTTACGGACCATTCAAGGCGCGACTCAGAATATTACTATGAGTATCTATCGCTTAACCGATGACGATGGCGGTCAGTTGAAAACGGGTGAACTCTCAGTAGCTGGGTTGGCCACG